TGTCTGTAAGGTCTGATTGACCAATCCCTTTTTTGTGCGATTTGGAATTGTATAAGATAACTGCTGGTATCTTGCCAATCAGATTATCGGCAGTATCTATTAATGTCGGCTCGTCTCTGTCAGACTTTGCATAAACAGTTTCAATCCGATCAAGATACCATAATCTAAAGTAAGTTCCCCCATCCTTATCTACTTCTTCTCTTACTTTAAGATAATCTAGTGTGTATTTACCATTTATTTCTCTTTTGAAATTCCAATCTAAAACATTCTCAGGTGTTAATATTGATATGTATGGTCTAATCTCTTGTTCTAATTCTTCTGCTCTTGTGTTTGTTGTTACCTTTGGTTTATCTAAAACTAAAAAACAATGTCCATAAATAGAAGCATAATTCTGAGCCTGTTTCATAACAGAGTCAAAATGGTTTCCATCTAAGTCTGCGTCTTTTAAGAATGATTCTAAACTAGGCTCATCTGCCATAGCACCAAAATCTCTTGATGCTTTTACTCTAAATAAAAATGATGAGTATATTTGTATAATGTTTTTGCAATGATTATCGCATGGTGTATTACCAAGCCTTTGATTGTACTCTACATCTAATTCTAAATTATATCTGTTCAAATATTGTCCGATTGTGTAATCGTAACCACCATTATATGATCTTATAAAATATTCCCATTGATTTACATTTTCTTTATAGTCTTTGTGGGTCTCAAATGCTTGGTCTCTTGTATATGCCATAATCTATTTCATTATCCATCTTGTAGGTTTCGACTTAGGCATCTCAACAACTAAAGGTTTTAAGTAATCAATCATATAACCTAAAGCATCGTTTAGATGGTCGAATCCTGACTCCTTATCAGGAATATTAGTATCTTCTCGATAAGTCTGTCTTTGTAATCCTTTTATAATAAATTTACAAGAATTGGAAACAAAAATGTGACGATTACCTTTACTATCTTTAAGTTTTGAATTTACTGCATTGATTCTATCTCTAACTGCTGGATGTCTGCTTTTAACTTTAATTATAAAACCAGCATTTTGTAGAATAGATAAATCTGTTCTTCCACCAGCAGATGTTTTTCTTTGCTTACAGGCTGGATCAGGAAATATAGTTATTGGTATCTTATAACCATATCTATTTCTTATTTCTTCGCACATTTCATCAGTATTAGAGCCATAAATAACTATTTCATCTACAATATAAATCTTATCTTTTTCTATTTGACCAACACTTGCACTCATTGGATTCGTGTTAAAATCCATGCCAATAAAAAAAGGTTTATTATAATCAATAGGTTTATTTACTACTGAGTCTATTGGATGAAAGTTATAGTAAATAGCACCAGCATAATTTTCAAATGTACCCTCAAACTCTTGTCTAAATGTTCTTTGATCTAAGTCTAATCTAGCCTGATCTAATTCTTTCTCTGATACCATACCACCTTGTAAAGTAGTATATTGAAAACTATCCCACTCAGGGTCGGTCTTACCTTTTACAAACATTTCGTATGACCAATTTCCATAACCTTTAGGTGTTCCACACATAAGCACACTACCAAGTGTATCTGATATAGATGCTCTTAGTACCTCAAACCAAGTCCTTTTATCTATGTCTGCAAACTCATCTAATATTAAAAAGTTCAAACCTGTACCTCTAAGAGTATCAGGTAAATCAGCAGATTTTAAAGATATTGTACTATTTGTTTTTCTGATAGTTATTGTAAGAGTTGTTTCATTTACATCTTCTATCCAATTAAACTGATTAAGAACTTCTTTTAATTGACTCCAACAAATATCTTTAGCCATCTTTAATGTTGGTGCAACATACCATATCCTTTGATTGGGCTTTGATGCGTATTTCATCATTTCAGTTATAGCAAGATATGTCTTACCAAATCTTCTACCTGATATTAAAACTCTAAATCTTTTATTGGATGATGATATACGATGTTGTGGTTTTGTTAGAGTTATTTTCATTACAGCCAAACTTTATATAGATATTAAATTTATTAACATCATCTCTCCCAACTTCAACAATTTTATCGTATGACTTTTTATAACCATCAAGCATACAACTATAACCATCTGAATAAGTTTCTTCAATAAGGTGTGGTGGCATACAAGTAGTTTTACCCTCTACAAATGCACATATTATCATTGTCAGCACAAATTCCATTTACTTTTTCCTTTTTATTCTTCGGTGCGTTTGAACTCTCCAAGTCCAATGGAATATTGCCCTTGTAATTACTTCTATCCTTTTTAACACCCAATCTATCATTGTTAAATCTTATTTCGTTTTCGTATGTCCTGTCTTCGTCAATCATAAATTACTTTAATTTTTCTATCCTTAATATTTTGTTATCTGCATCTAATTCAGCTTTTACTTTAGAACACATATATACTGCGTTGCTGTTTCTAGTTGCTATTCTTTTCTTTTCCAAACATTTGCTTATGCTTGGAGTCCAAGTCATCTCAACAAGTTTTTGATCTACACCTACAAACATCAATAAAGCTATTATAGTTTCCATTAGTGATTACCATTTCTTAATTTTTCTATTTGTTTATTTATATTATCTACTTGTTCTTTTAAATGATCTATATTTACTTTGTTGTATCTACTAGCTTCAATCTCTTTTTCAATAGATTCTATTTGAGATGCTAAATGTTCTATTAACATATACATTTCTAAATTCTTTGGTTCTTGTTGTGCTTTTTTTAACAGGTCACTTTCCATTAAAGTATCTGCTGTCTCTAATGCTCCAATCCTACCTGTGAGATTCGCATAACCAAATACTGCTCCTGATACTACTAATATTATTCCTATTAAGTTTGCTAAAGGTAATTGTAGTTTAGACTCTGAACTGACTCTAATTGTATCGTCTTTTTTACTCATATCTTAAATCCTTTTCTCCAACTTTTTACCGCCCAAAAAACAGGTTGTAAATTTAACTGTTTTCCTGATCGTTTAGCTTTAGCCAAGATAGGTGCAAACCTTTTCATAAATGATCTCTGCCTACTTGGTATATTTTTTTTAATTGATAACCTTTTCGAGCCAAATCTTACTATTTGTACTCTGCCTGTTTTTCTGTTTCTTACAAATACACCAAACTTCTTTGAAGCTGATGGTGTTCTAAAAGGTTTATTAAGTTTTCTTTTTCCATGTAATGACATAATTTGTCATTATCATACATCACATACAAATAAAACCTTGAAATGTGCCACGACCATCATTCAATATCCATGTGTTTCTTTTATCATCATAAGTAGATATTTGTTCTCTATGATCTGAACCAAAATCCATACATTCCAAAGCACTCATTGGTCTAGTAAATTCTAATTTCTCTTTGATAACTTCTCCCTCAAAAGATAATAATAACAATACTAAATACTTGCACATTATCTTTTAATTCTTCTTGGTCGCCATTTATTACAAACATAAGTATCTTTGACTCCCTGAGTTCTGAAGATACCACAGAACATTCTTTTTTGAGAAAACATACCACAATTACCACATGAACCTCTGCCCTGTGATGGTCTAAAATCTTGTGGCATTTGATAAGGTATAAACTCTCCATTAGGATAGAAGTTTGATCTTTTAATCATTTACCCTGTCCTCTATATTTTTTGAAATTTCTTTTGCGGTTTTTATTCATTGACGATGTAATTGGTCGTCTACCAATGGATGTACCTTTATATGTTCTCTCATATATAATTACCTTTCCATATAAATTACCCTTTTTCTTTGCCATTTATTTCTTTAACTTCCTCTGCTTTAGCTTCTATGATTAATGGTAAAGGCTCTGTTGTAGATGTTGTATGTACTTTATCAACCATGTTCAGGTAATTCTTAGATAACCAAATCAAAAGCTTATCGTTACCTTTCATAGCTTTCTCGTACATTCTTTTTCTTAAACTAGCTTTACCTTTGTTTTTATTAACCTCTAATAAATCGGCAAATCTCCTCTGTAATGTTCTTGCTGATATTCCAACAATGCTACCTATTTCTTCTTGTGTGCATCCTATTTGACTTAAATTTGCTAATATTTTTTCATCAATAGACTTTTGTGGTCTGCCCATTTGTTTCTTCTTTTCTGCCTTATTTATGTCGCTTTTCATTATTGATTCTTATACCTGATCTCCCCAATAATCCCAACCCTTAACTTTCTCTCTAGCAAACAATTCTATTCTAGGTAAATCTCCACATAGCTGTATTATTCTATCTCTTATCTCATCAGGTTTTTTACTATGCTCTTGTCTTTTACTAATAATTAATTGTTTTACAGCTTTAGAGAGTCTTTTTGGTTTTCCTTTAGTTGCTAATAAACACATCTCAGGATTTGCTCTTGTCCAATATCCTAAGCCTGTAAAATATCCATCTGTTTTTTTATTTTCTTTGACCCATGTAAAAGCTACTGTTTTATATTTAAAACCCCATCTTTTAATAGTTTCAATAGCTTCAGGAAGCATTGGGTCAATAACCCATATAAGTAAGATACAATCATTATCAGAAATTGTATTAACAGGTAAATTATAAATATCATTAATATTAAGGCAATTATAATGCTGTAAAGCACTTCGTTTATTACCTTTGTTAGAGTATGTTTTAAAGTACCAAGCTGGGTCACAATAAATAATATTATATTTTTTTTTAGGAAATGGTATCAAATTTCTATCTTTTTAAGTTCCTTTATACATCCTATTGGAAAAACATTACGATCACTAAAGCTTTCTTCGTTCTCATCATAACTAGCAAATGTTTTTAAATGTTTCTTATCTTTAGAATAAACATAACCTGTTGTAGTCATCAAAGCTGGTTTCATTAGATTGAACTCTTTAGAATTTGCGTGTCCTGAGTCTCCTAAAATATCCCACCACTTGATCTCATAAAAATAATATTTTTTTTTATCTATTGAAATATGTCTGAACTTTGACTTCTTTTTAACCATCTAATGTTTTCTATGTATATCTGATTCAATTATTGCTCTATAATATTCAAGCTGGGTTTTTAGCATTTTATTTTCTAATGATAGCTTAATCAATCTTTTTCTAGCATAGCGGAATATTCTTAATATTGCTCTCATTGATATTCCTTAATTGGCTCATCTTTCCACTTGTGTTTCAAATACTGTTTGCCTTGTTTTTCAACAATATTATACTCTCCCCAAGACCCAACAGTTTTATACCCATTATTCACATCCTTGATTGACCCTATACTAATATTAGTATTGGTATTAGTTATTTCTTTAGTAGTGCGTTCAGGGTGGTTTAAAGGTGGTTGCACATCCTCTAAGTATTGGTATTTATCATAATTTAAGCACTCAATTATACTTATTTTTCGGCTAGGGTGGTTAAAGCTTGGTGCAAGATGGTGTATTCTTACATTAATCATCTTCCTATTTTTTAGCCTTTTAATAAAAGTCCTCAT